ATATAGCTTGCAACAAAAGCAACGAACGTTTCTCTTTGGTTAGAGAATTATTAGAACATGGTGTAGACCGTATAGGTATTGGTGATACTTTTATTCACGCTGATATAGACGATGATAAATCACCTAATGTAATTTGGACATATGGCAACTGATAAGAAAACACTTAAGTGTAACAAACCTCGGCGCACGCCAGATCACAAAACTAAATCGCATGTAGTTAGAGCTTGCTCTGCAGGTAAAGAAAAAATTATAAGATTTGGTCAACAAGGTGTTAGCACAGCTGGTAAAAAAACAGATGCTAAGTCTAAAGCGCGTAGAGCTAGTTTTAAAGCTCGTCACGCTAAGAACATTAAAAAAGGAAAAATGTCTGCCGCGTACTGGGCTGACAAAGTTAAATGGTAATTATGGAAAAAGGACACTATGGCCACTACACTGGCAACGCAAGACATTCACAAACTCCCGTAACAAGATACAATCACAAGGCTGCAGAAAGAGATGATGCTGCTCATATAAGTTATTTAAAACAAGATATTAACTACGACGCTAAGCATGGTGGTAGTGATAAGCAAATGACTGATGATGAGAAGCATATATCTAAGCTAGCTGGAGATATGAAGTATGATAAAAAACATCACAGTTAATAATTAAATATAATATAATGAAATCAAGAGGATTTGGAGATGACGTTGAAAAGTTTACAACAGCAACTGGTATTAAAAATATGGTAGATACTATTTCAAAAGGTTTAAATGTACCTTGTGGATGCCAAGCTCGTAAAAACAAACTCAACCAAATGTTTCCGTATAATAATAAATAATGTCGTTTAAATTAGATAACCCACCTTACGTTATTGATAACACGCCACTATACCATACTCATTTAGAAGATGGTGTATTAGGTAAAGCTCTTAATAACGGTAGCATACTTATGAATAAAGATATAAAAGATCCTATTCAATATAAACAAGTATTAGCACACGAGATGGGTCATATGCACCAAATAAAAAATGGTGATCTAAATTATGACGATGAAAATGTTTATTATAAAGGAAAAACATATTCAAGAAGCAATATGAAAGAAGGTAATAGCGCATTACCCTGGGAAGCATTCGCAAATGAATACGCTAAAAAAAATACATAAACTAAAACAAATATTATGCCTAAAATGAAACCTGGTAAAGATCAAGGCAATGCGGCTTTACCAAAACTTGGATCGCCTTGGACTTCTAAACATAGTCAAGATTTATTAAAATATAATGCTGTTGATGATCACGCCGCACACCCAATGAGTATGCGAGGGCCTTTAGACAAGCATCACCCTATGAAAAAGTATGGACCATTATCATCACACGGACCAGCTGGTTCACATCCAACTACAACAGTGTCAAATGCACTAGCGTCTGACAAAGACTACGAAGAAGTTCCAGGGTATGAAGAAAGACTAGGTGGTGACTTAAAAGAAGTTGTTGTAACTGGAAATGCTCAAACAAACAAACAAAAACGTCAAGCTGAAAGAGAGGCTAAAAGAAAAGAAAGAAGAAACACTTACTCTCAAGCAGGTATGGCTATTCAAACTCTAGGTACTTTTTTGCCAGGAGGCGGTGGTAGATACAAACGTAGACAATTAGAAAAAACAGCCCGTAAAGGATTACTTTAATATGAAAAAAATTCTTCAATTTATAACTGGAGGTCTCATTAAAGATATAGGTCAAATAATAGATGATCTAGTAACTACTGATGAAGAAAGACTTGCGGCTAAACAAAAAGTTGAAGAGCTGCTAGAGCAAGCAGATAAAGATGCTCAAGACCAGGTAACAGCGAGATGGGAGTCGGATATGAACTCCGATTCCTTCTTGTCTAAGAATATAAGACCAATGGTTCTTATATACCTTACCTTTATATTTTCTGTATTAGCATTTTTTGATGGTAACATAGGGGAGTTTTCAATAGCAGAGGATTATATACCTATATTCCAGTCGCTATTAATAACTGTGTATGGCGCTTATTTTGTTGGTCGTACGTGGGAAAAAGGTAAAAAAATAAGTAATAATAAAGATAACTAGTTAAATATATATTAATTAAATTAAATCAAATGAGTAAAGTTAAAAGTATAGAAAAAAAAGTAACTGAAGAGCAATTAAAAACAATTGTAGATCAGCAAAACAAAGTAGGGCAACTGCTTAAACAGATTGGCTACGTAGAAAACGATAAGCATCAACTGCTGCACGAGTATGCGGGTATACTTCAAGAAGTAGAAGCTTTTAAAAAAGAGCTTGAAAACGAATATGGAGCTGTGAATATTGATATCGCTACTGGTGTTATAACTCCTATTGAAACAAAAGAAGCGGAGTAAAATGTTAAACGTTATAAGAAAAATCAGTATAGGCTCTGATTATAAAAATGATGCTATGCACTATTCTGTAGGCCAAGAGGTTTATGGTGGTCATAAGATTTCTCATATTATATTTCAAGAGTCAGATAATTCTTATAACATACATATTAAAAAGAACAACGAGGTGTTGCCATGGAAGAAGTTTAATTCTAACATGGCTATATCTCTTGAGTATGATTTAGAATATTAATGAAAAGTATTTTTCAATTCATTGTTAAACCTATAGGTAATAGATATAACAATGAAATAAACGTTGAAGATAAAGCGCTTATCATTAACGCTGGTATTGAAGATCACAAGTTTGTAAATAGACTTGCTGAAGTTATAGAAGTTCCAGCTGCTATAAAAACCCCTATAAAAAAAGGTGATAAAGTAATAGTTCACTTTAATCTTTTTAGAAGATGGTACGATATTAAGGGTAATGAAAAAATAGCAATAAGTATTTTAAAGATGATATGTATTTTGCAAGTTCTGAACAAATATATATGTACCAAAAACAAAACAAATGGTCTACAAATTCTGACTATTGTTTTGTAAAACCTATTTTAGAAACTTCTAATTTAAAGGGCGATAAATTAAAAAGCCTACGTGGTATACTAAAATATGGTAATAGTTCTTTAGAAGCCATGGGAGTTAATCCTGGAGACTATGTAGGGTTTAAACCCGGTAGTGAGTTTGAGTTTGTGGTTAATAAAGAACTTTTTTATTGTATGAAATCAAATGATATTGTTGTTAAGCATGAACGTAAAGGAAACGAAACAGAATATAATCCAAGCTGGGCAGAGAGCAGTGGAGGAATTAATTAAGGTAGCTAAAGAGGCTATTGTAGATTCTGACGATGACATCTCAGCTGATCGTTTAAAAAACGCAGCAGCTACAAAAAAGTTAGCTATATTTGATGCTTTTGAAATACTTAATCGTATTGAAGAAGAAAAAGCTTTACTTAACGGTTCAGAAGAAACAAAAGCAAAATCATTTAAAGGCTTTGCTGAAGGTAGATCAAAATGAGTTATGAACAAACACTTGTAAAAACACTACCTGATTATATAAAGCCAAAGGTTTTAAAAAGAAACAACAAGTATAAAAAATGGAAATACGGCTATGACAAAGAAAATGATGTTATAGTTATAAGTAAAACAGGTGAAATAGGTGATGTATATGAAATACAAAATTTAAAAATAGCATTACCAAAAGAAAACAACACACATACTTTTAAAAATGATAGATGGAATAAGTTAGAATATCCTAAAGATCTTGATAAAATAAAAAGTGTATTTGAATGGAATCAAAAGCCTGAGTATTTTAAAGAACTTTGGTATGATTATATTGATAAAGAGTTTTCTAAAAGAGAACAAGGGTTTTGGTTCTATAATAAAGGCATGGCTACTTACATCACTGGTACTCACTTTATGTACTTGCAGTGGTCCAAGATTGATGTTGGGGCAGCAGATTTTAGGGAATCAAACAGATTATTCTTTATATTCTGGGAAGCTTGCAAAGCAGACACAAGGTGCTATGGTATGTGTTACCTCAAGAACAGACGTTCTGGCTTTTCGTTCATGGCTTCCGGTGAAACTGTCAACATGGCAACCATATCAAGCGACTCACGGTTTGGGATATTGTCCAAATCTGGAGCCGATGCTAAAAAAATGTTCACAGATAAGGTTGTCCCAATATCTGTTAACTACCCGTTCTTTTTCAGGCCAATACAAGACGGTATGGATAGGCCCAAAACCGAACTCGCTTACAGAGTACCTGCTTCAAAATTAACAAGAAAGAAACTTAATGAAGGTCAAGTTGAAGAAGAAGTTGAAGGACTTGATACTACTATTGATTGGAAAAATACAGGTGACAACAGTTATGATGGTGAAAAATTAAAACTATTA